CGCAAGAAACTGCGTTCCGGCATCGTGAAGCCCCGCGCGAATTTAGTGAAAATCTCTTTGCCATCGATGAAGAAATGCAGGAATTGCCCATTAACCGGAACGCGATCCGGAATCTGGCCGCCATATTCATGGATCGCGGCATAATTGCAGCCTGCCGAATAAACCCGTCCGATGATGCTTGAACCGCTATCTTCGACCTCATTGTGGATGCTGGTTTGCAGATTGCCGCTGATGTGTTTCAGCACTTGCCCCGAAAGCTTCTGCGTTACGACATAGGCTTCTAATTTTGCCGCTTCGCCGGTGATGAATTGCAGCAATCTTTGATGGATGCGATCCGTCATGCTACCGAAGCGAGCGATGACTTCCTTGTCGCCTACGATATCGATTGTCAGCATTAGCCACCCGCCCAAACCAAGCGATAAACATCCAGCCGCGCCTTGATCGCCGCCGTAAGCGCATCCTTGACCAGATAGCTTGTCGTCGTCTGTCCGCCGAGGCTTTGCGATGCCTGCCCGATGCGGCTTTGATAGCGGTAACGCTCGCCGACGATTTCGATGACGGCCTGTTCGAGGTCATAAGGTACGTAGTTATAGTTTAGAAGCACGGCTTTGCCAGCGTCAGCCGCCGCGAAGGTATAGACCAGCGTTGGCGTGTCGCCGGATAGATTTGGCGGCAAATACTGCCCGACTGTGGGCGTGCCGGACGATATGGCGGTCAATGCGCCGCCAGTCGCGTAGGATACGCCCAAATCCTGCGACAGGCTGCCATAGGGCGCGTTTGGGGCGATGGTGTAGGCCGATGTGGCCGGAATGGTCTGCGCCTCGTTCTGGACGGCATAGCCGTAGGTATAATTAACCAGTATATTATTAACGCCGACCGAGAAGGGGCGTCCAAGGGATACGCCCCCAATCGGCGGCGACTGGCCATAATAACCGTAGGGCGAGGGATAGCCGCCGCCCGAACCATAGACCGAACCGACAAGGCCAAGCATCTGAGGCTTTCCGGCGCTTGATCCGTAAACCTGTTCAAGCGCGTAGCCATAGACCAGTGGCCCGGTGCTGGCGGGAATGACAACGCCATTCAGCGAAAGAGAATTCACGGCAATGACCGGCCAGCAACGCAGCGGCAATTTCGGCGTGTTCTTCCCACTGATCGTCTCGGTAATGGTCGTGAGCCCAAGATCGGCACGCTGCATGTAATTCAAAGCCATGCGCGAGGCTTCGGCGATGAGACGGATCAACAGATTGTTGTCAGTGTCGGTTGACGAGCTGACCCACGAGCGGACGTTGGCGAGGGTTGTGAGATTCATCGTGTCGGTTTCTTCGTTGTTGGTTTCTTTCCTTTAAGCGAACCGCCTTCTTTCAGCACGGCGCAAAAAGAGCATATCAGGACGAGAAATATCAGGACGATGATCGTCATGCGGGGTTTTCCTTGAGATATCTATCAACGGACATTTTCATAACAGCCGGATTTACCTTCGTTTCAAGGGACATCGCAAACCAAGATATACCACGCGCACGCATTTCAATCCATCCCCTGATCTGATCGACACTATATTTGCGCGTTTCCGGTTTTCCTATCCCTCTGCGCGCTTCCGATAATTTGCGTTTCATTTCTTCTGTGCAAGGGGTGCCGCGCCGCTTCAGACCGGTTTGCCGTTTACTTTGTGCTTCACGATTGGCCGGATCGGAAAAAAACTCTTTGAGCTTCTTGCTTATGCGCGCACGCATTTCATCAGTTGGTTTTCTGTGTTTCTGGCCTTCGCTTATTCGTTTCCGATGTTCTTCCGATTTTGATTTTCCTTTGAAACGAGCGGATATTTCCGCACGCATTTCGTCAGTATAAATTCTGATTGGCCCCGCGTCGGCTCGCGGACTTATATTGTAGCCTATGGTGTCGTCATGGCATTTCGTGAGGTCAAGAAATTCCTGTTCCCGCTGCAACAGTTCCTCCTTTCCACAAAGCAAAAGAACGTCCATCACAAAAGAATCTTCGCCGTCACGAATGAAGGCGCGTTGTAAGTGTGGATTTTTGTGATCTCCGCGCCGGAGAGAGCCGAGATGCGCACGAAGTCTCCGACGCATCTGTGCGGCAGAACCGATATAGAATTTTCCGTCGATTTTGTTGGTGATGCGGTAAATGCCGCACGCATCAAAAGGAATGAGTTTCAAACAAGTATTGCGAACATAGGGCATAAAGAATCCTCCGGTTGGTTTCGCGTGAAGCGAACCATACCGGAGGATTTGACATACTTCAATACTATCCTTTAAGCGTTGACGCCATTGCCAATACCGGAAAGGACCGCTACACAAAAAGGCGCATATACGGCAAGCACGTTGCTTGAGTAAACGCCGAACTGCCATTCGCGAGTGAACGGAGCCCAATCGATGGCGTAGTAATCGCGGCGGCAGAGAACTTCCGCAACCGTTGGCGTGTTGTTCTGCTTGAAGTAAGGCGGCAGTGACTCGGCATAAGCCAAGATCGTGCCGGGCGGCAATGTAGGATGCACAATGATCGGAATTTTACGACCGCCGCCGGGGAGGAACGGATTGAAGTAAAATGCCACGGTGCCGGAAGCGACCAATTCATAATGGTCGCCGCTTGCATCATGGTCATAACGCAGCAACGGCGCGGTTGCATTCGACAACACCGCCGTCGTCAGGTTCATAAGTTCCTGAGCGTTAACGTAGATGTAATCGACCGTGACCTTGTAGTTGTTCCACAAGTTCAGCAACAGCGTGTCGATTTCGTTGACGCTGCCCCGACCGGATGGCGTGAAGTATGCGCCAAGCAGGTTGAGGTAGTAGGCATTCGGCGTCGCGAGATTTGCGGCAATCGAATTCTGCATCAGCAAGCCGTTGTAGCCTGTGACCTGCCCGCTGTTTCCGCCTTGCGTGCCGTTATTGAACGAATAATCGGTAGCTGCCAGCGCACTGGAAAGCTGTCCGGTTGTCGTTGGCGTGGTCAGGAATACGTGGCTTGCGGCCAGCGTTGGAACCGTGACGAAGCCTTGCAGATGGAGGACGTTATTCACAGTGCCGGTATAAACCGCCCATGCAAATTCGCCCGCCTTCGGCGTCCAACTCACCACATCCGCTTTATTCAGATGCGCCGATTCAGCCGATACGATGCCGCAACCGCCGTTGACCCACATGGTCTTGTTGTCGGCGGTCGTGATTTCCATCGTCTGCACAACGCCGGTAGCAATCGCGTTCGATGCCTGATTGCGATAGCCTTCATAGCTCAGGCCGACAACAGCAACGTAAATGTCCGTGCCGCCTGTGCCTGTTGGGGTCGAAGCCGTACCGAGAGCAACGTTATAGTTGCCGCCGATGATCGCGTCCTCTTCCTTCACCATCAACTGTTCGAGGCAGAAGAAATGGGCCAGCGCGTTTGCATCTTCGATGCTCTGCGATGCCTCTTCCGCTTCGTAAGTCACGCTTCCGTCATTACCCATCGACACGAAAGGCACAGTCGTCTGGGGAGCCGAGAAACTGAACGGCGCGGCGCGTTGGCCTTCATTGATGAAAGGGACGCCGAGGAAGCCGCCAGCAAGCAACGTGCTTGCGGTGATCGTCTTCCAGTAAGCGGCATTGCCGCCCATTGGCATTTGCTTACGCGGCATTTTGTCGCGGATAGGCGTCAACCAAGGGATGAGGTGCAAAGCGGGAACGTGCAGGTCGTACCATGTCAGGCCGGAGCTAACCGAAAGCGACGACTTTTTCATGTCTTCGCGCGTTGGGAGCGATGCCTTCATGACATCAAGGGCATAATCCGAAATGCCATATTTGCCGAAACGGCCTTGCACGGGCGCGGGCTTGAACAACACGGGCTGTGAAGGATCGGCCTTGCCGCCCTTTTCGAGACCGGCGAAAGGAACCATCGCTTTGCCAGCGACCATGATTGCGCCGTCAGGCAGGCGACCGCCGCGATGACGTTCGCGGACAGCTTCATAACGCTTCTGCAATTCTTCGGGCTGAAGGAAAGCATTTTCTGGATGTGACATGGGTTTTCTCCGTTTGGTTAGGTATAAAACTTGCGGGCTTCTTCCGGTGAAAGCCCGCTGAGGTTGGGGGAATGAGTCTCGGCGGCGCTTTCCGGTTCTTCTTCGCGCTCGTGACCCTTGGTGACGATCATCAGCTTGCCCTTACGCGCAGCCGGTTGATTCTCGACGACTGAAAGCCGTTTCTGAATCTCCGTGAGTTGCGTGGACATGCCGGTGAGTGCTTTGGTGAGGGCGCTGTTTTCAGCGGCCATCTTCATGAATTTTTTGGTGTCCTCGTCGTCGCCGTCATCATCTTTGCCGTCTTTTTCATCGTCTTCGGTTTGAAGTTTCGAACCAAGCGCAACGGCATGATCGGCGATCTTGGACGCTTTCTTGTGGATACTCTCGATATGCTCGTGCATTTCTTCGCCATCTGCCAATGCCTTAAACACCTTTTCGGCTTCCGAGCCCATGCACTTCATGCATTTCTTCATGATGTGCGAAGCGGCTTTGTGGATCGCGTGGACGTGTTCCATGTGATCGGCTGGCATTTCATCTTCCGCCTTTTTGAGGGCGGCGGCGCGGGCGGCGGCAAGGGCTTCCGGTTCTTCCTCTTCGGTATTTTCCATAATTTCCGAAGCGATGAAAGATTTGAGGCGCTCAATAACGGTTTTCAGATCGGCAACCTGCCCGGCCTCGTCTTCGCCGTCTTCCGCTTCATCTTCCTCACGGCTCATCAGATATTCGATGGTTTGCAACGCTTGGATGGCTGTTTCGGCATCCCATGATTCGGATTTCGCCAAAAGCTTTTTAATATCCGGTTTCATGGGTTTTCCTTCGGCATCGGTTGAATCTCGCTTGTCGAGCGCATCAGTGATGCCGTTCAAAAGCCCCTGCACGCCTTCGGTCGTCTTGGCGACAACAGCCTTGGCATCGATCAGCGTATTTTGCTTCTGCGCCTCGGCCTTGGTGCGCCATGTGCTGCCGTCTTTGGCTTTCCAGACCTGTTCAAGTTCGGGCGGGACGATGACGGGCTGCGTGTGAAACTTGCGCATTTCGCTTGAACCATCGGCTTTGACGATTTCGAACGTAGCTGTTTGCAAGCAAGGATTATCAACGTAGGAAATCTCCGAAGGATCGGCGGTGTAGCGCGTATGCTCGCCGTCTTTCCATTTCTTGACGTAATCGCCGCCTTGCGAAAATCCGGTTAGCACGCCTTCGACAATTTTCGTCCATGTGCTGTCATCAACGCATTTCGTGACGATGCGGATTAGCTTTTCAGCGTCATCGAATTGAAGATCGATAACTTTACCGGCTGCGATATTGCTGTGCATTTCGCGCACGTTGCCGAGCGATTTACCGCCGGTTGACTTGGAAATGTTCGCCGACCATTTCTGGTAAAATGGTTTTGTGGTTTCGTAATCGCAAATTTCGCCGGTCTGATCGGGATGTTCTGCCGTCGCGATGCCGGTGACTTCGCGCTTGGCAACATCAACCTTGGTGAGACGGAAGAAAATGTTGGGCTTGTTCATAGCTTATCCCGCTGATAAATTTGCAGCGGCTGCTCGAACAGCCCTTAACGGCCAGAGAATAACACTCTGGCCGTTTTGTTTCAATCCCCATCAATGTTTGGTGAAAAACTCGCCCATCAGCATATCGCAGCGCATCAAGCCAGCGATCAAGATTTCATCCAACGCGGTTGACGCATACGACACGCCGCGCAGCTTTCGCTCGTAAGAATCGGAAACGATGACTGTGATGGTCATTTGATCTTTGACATATTCGTTCAAGAGAACTTCGGGCGTTTTATGGCCTATGGCCAGAGCGTATTCATAGATTTTCTCGGCGATAACTTGCAGGTCGCTGTGGTAGTGACCCTCATGCTTCACTGTCATCTTCGCTGTCTCCCGCATCGTCACTAACGACTGGTATGATTACACATTCGCAATTTGGATGTGCTGGCGGCGCATCGTCGCCGCTTGAAAATTCAGCGTCAACTTCAATATCGCCATCGTCCGCATTGCCGAGACAGATTTCGCACGCTTCATCATCCGGCCACCAAGCCTTTTTGATCTTAACACCAATGTCTCTTGCCGACTTGAAACTAGCCAAAGAACCCTGCCCGTTCGCCGCCATGATTTCGGTGCGGGCGATCATGCTGGCGCGTTCGGGGCTGAATGCCGTTGCGTCACGGATCGCTTGTGGCAGGTCTGTCAGCTTGAGGTCGCCGCTTTGAACGTCCGCGACTAAGCCGCGCAATTCGTCGCGGGTCGAGTCGGTGATGACCCACTGCGCATCGGGATTATCGACCAGCTTGCCATCGACCCATTTCTTGCCGACCATTTCGGCGCTGCGGTCTTTGGCATAATCAAGCGATTGCTGATGAACCTGATTGACGAGATTATGTTCATGCTCGATTTTAAGCTGCATCAAGCCTTGTTTGCCGGAATCTGAAAAGACCGCTGCGAGGTCATCAGGCGTTGCGTTGACCAGCAAGTCCAAGGTTGAGAGATCGACCGCCGCATCAAAAGTATCCTCGTCATCATCGCCCTTACGCATCTTGGTGAAGTATTGGCTGGCTTGAAGAGCGACCGAGTGCGCCGTTTTTTTGAGGATAGGCGCGATCTTGGCACTTAGGCTTGCCTCTGCCCGTTCGGTGACGCCGCGACGAAAGGGATTGGCGCATGCCGCACCGCCTTACCCATCCGGCCATAGATTTTCTCGGCGGGTGGATGATTGCCGCCGTTCTGTTGCGCGGCTGTTGCCTTGGCTTCGGCCTGCGCTGCCATATTGTCCTGCTGCATCTGCTGTGTCTGTTCAAAGCTATCCAGCGGCACATAGCCGGTCGAAGTCAGCGCCATCAACTGATCGCCGCCTTCCATCGGATCAAGCCCGATGTCTGCGCGGCATTCGTTGATGGTCTTGATTCCAGATGCGACGTAAGTTTTCGAATTGTTCGCGGTAACTGTTGGGTCTTGGTTCGCATTGTCCTTCGGTGTGGCCTCGATGTCGGCATATTCGGGGCCGAAGTCGGCGATCAAAGTATCCAGCAAGCCTTTGATGAATTGCAAGCGCGGCGCTTGGCCCTCTTCCAACGCGCGGTCTTTTTCTGATTCGGCTGTCGCGCGGTTCTGCTGTTTCACAAAAGCATTCGGCGGCAACGAAAGCGCGAACATCACGATCCGCGCCATCCACTCATCGAAGGCATCGCTTAGGATCGGTTCTTTCAACTGATTGATCTTCGCGCCAGCGGGCAGGAACGGAACTTGCCGACGCTGCGCCGCGTTGCCGGTGAGCATGTTGTTAAAACGCTCTTCGAAAGATTTGATATCGTCTGGCGTCATGCCTACCGGCATTTCGGCGAAGGCATCAGGAACCGAACCAGCGGTGAAATAAAGCAACTGGTACTGATCGCGATTGATGGCCTTCCGCGCGGTCATGATGATTTGCTCTACGGCGGGAAATCCATACGGCGTATAGACGCGAACTTTCTTCGGCATGTAGAGCAATTCTGTCGTGTCGTAATCCGTCTTCGGCGTGCCTTTTAGAATTTGCTGATAGGCCGGATCGGGTTCTGTCGGGCGGCGACCATCGTTATCGAGCAACGGAAAGATCGTGCTGCCATCCATCAACTCGAACGCATAGGGCGTTCCCTTGCGCGTCTTCGGGCGATAGATCGACACGGCATCGGTGACGAGCAATTCTTCGACGATGGCGCCAATCCATTGCGAGAACGTATGCACCTTGTCGGGGCTGCGGAAAAACTCTGTTACTTCGGCAACGCGCGAATCATCGGGTGACATTTTCGATTCTTCACGCGGCGCGAATTGCCAATCGAAGGTGCAAACCTGATCGATGCATGTTTCGATTCCGAGGCGTAGGATTTCACAGTTGCGTGCTAAATTTCGGAGTTCGGCGAATGGCGTGAGGCCGGTTTGATAACCGCGCGGGATGTAATTGATGTTGTAGCCAATCGGGAAATCATATTGCCGACCGATGATCTGCGGATTGAAGGGCGCGAGTGGTTGCAGCGGTGAATACTGCGTGGACGGGTCGATGCCGCTGATGATCGTTCGTGCTGATTTTAGAGCCATGCCGAGCCGCTGAAAAATCGGGCGGTCGATCATGCGCTTCATTGGCGGATACTGGACGAATTTTACCGACATCCGTCCGGTACTCCGAAGATTAAACCGATGCGAGGTTTACCCATACCGCGTTTGCGAGGGTGTTCGCGAAGCAAACGTATTCTTTCGACAAGCTTGGAATTAGCCAACGCGAACCAACGCCATAATCCTGCGTGATGTCGTTTGCGGCTGTCGGCGCGATGGTGCCAGCGAAATTATTGACCGCCTGCTGCTGGCCGAGATTGAGCGCACCGCCCTCTACGAGATCAAACGCATCCTGCGGCGTGACGAGTTTCAAAACGCCGTAAGCATCGGACGTGTAAGAATTTCCAGAGCGGCCAGCTTGCATCGTGACGTTCGATGCGGCGTTCGGAGCAAGTAGCGAAAAGCTGAAGGTCATGGAAAATCTCCAAAGGAGGTTTGCGATTACAGAAACAGTTTTAACACAAGGTTTGATTTTACGCTAGGGGGTCGTTAATCGGCTGATTTGTTGCGGCAGGAAATGCACAGGCGGTTGTGGATGCCTTCGGACAGAAACGGGTTGAGGCAGCACATGCACGGTCTTTCGGTTCCTAATAGTTTCAATTTTTTGTACGGACTTTTGTGTTGATGGGCTTTGCCGGTGTCGGAGCGTTGCTTGCGGTGGGATGGTTCGCGGGCGGCTTTCGTCACTGGGCGAACGAGTTTAATTTTCGGCTTTTCGAGCGGCGTTAAATCCAAATCTATTTTGGTTCCCTTCGGAATCTTTTTACCGA